AGGGCATATGTAAAGCACTGGAGAAGTAAAAGTAAAGGTGGATATTTTACTCCTCCAGAAAAAGATAAGATTCTTATTCTTAAAAATAATCTAACAGAAGAGGAAGCATATAAACATGAAATTTATATGATTTCTATTCTTGGAAGAAAAGATTTGGGAACAGGTATTTTGAGAAATATGAGTGATGGTGGTAAAGGTGGAAAAGGTGTTCCTGCTTGGAATAAAGGAAAAAAAGGAACTTGTCCGCCTCACCAAGTAGAAATACAAAGAAAACTTGCAATAGAGAGGAACAAACAATACATAGGAGAAAATAACCCAAGAGCAAAAACTTGGAAAATTACTTACCAAGATGGTAGAGTTGAAATCGTAAAAGCACTTCAACCTTGGAGAATAGAAAGAGGATATAATAAACTTGGATTGAGAAAACTCCAACTTGGTGAATGGAAGAAGTATAAAGATCTTATTAGTATTGAAGTTTTGGGCCCTGTAAAGTGTCCTAGTAATGTAAGCAACAATTTTTGAAATGGCCACCAGAGGCAGAATTGGTATTGAGTTGAAAAATGGGTCGGTACTATCTGTATATCATCATTATGATTCTTATCCCGAATGGTTGGGGCGTATTCTGAAAACTCATTACAATACTAAAGAGAAAGCTGCCGAACTGATTGATGGTGGTGATATGAGTTCCTGTTGGACTGATGATCGTTGGGATAACAGTGCTGATGGATCTTATGGTCCCCAATATTACTCTCAACGCGGAGAAGATTGCCCTCCTCGTCTTGATGCTGACCTTGTAGAATACCTGCTTCCTGATAACAGCGAAGAGTTTGCATATGTCTTCCGTAATGGTGAATGGGTGTGTTATAATATGCACCAGTTTGATGATAGCAAACTGCCTGAGGTTGTAGAGATTCCCTCTGGAGCATTGATGGCATGATTGACTTGGAAAATCTCACTCACGAAGAAAAGGAAGCACTTGCAGATGCCTGTGAGGACTTCCTTTTGCATCGTAACATTCCTTTGTATTCTCATTCTTATGATAACATCATCAATCAAGCACTAAAGGAAGGATTTCAAGTGAAAAAGTATCTAAATCACAAAAAATGAAAATTCTTTCCACTTTTGTTGCAATTGCATTTATCTTCGGATGGAATGCTGTTCTTGCTCGAAGAGATGCAAAGATGTTCGATGCTTACAATCGAGCATGTGCTACACTTCCACAACCACATCCTGATTGCCGTTACGCAAAATGACTGAAAAAGAAATCGAACAAGTAGCAGAAGAGTTCTGGGAAATGATTGAACAGGAAGCAGCAGAGAATGAAGTCACTTGTGACTATTACCTTGCCGAATTCTACTGTTCCTGATACAATAAAGAGGTAATTTACACAAACAAATGGCACAAAAGTTCTTTTATGTAGTGGATCATTATGTTCCTTTCCCCTCTTCAGAATATGGAGGAATCTGGAATGTAATTGCAGAGAATGATGATGAGTGTTTTGATCTCATTACTGCCGAAGATGATGGTGATTGGAACTCACAATACTATTCAAATCTTCGTGAAAACATTCTAAAATCGTCAACATTTGCACTTGCAGAAGATGTAGAATCTCAAATTGTTGAGGAGTTTACAACATAATGACTGATGTGAGTAAAGTTGCTTCACTTGCCGCACAACTGAAAGAACAGTATCAAGAACGAGTGAGTGAATTGCGACGAAAAATTGAAGATCAGCAACAAGAAATAGTACAACTTCAAGAACAAATCAAACTTCTTTCAGAACCAAAAGATTATGATGTCTGAACTTCCACATGATTTCTCTCATAAACCTCCGAAAGGATACAAATACGAAGTACGACAACATAAACGCAATATGATTTCTATTTGGTTGCATCATCCCGATGTTTATAGTTACACTTCCGATCCTGTTTATACAGTTTGGGGATTTTATAACTCAAAAAAACAAGAGTATTATGAACCAATCAACGCAACTAAACCAGGAAATAAAGTAGATATTCGGGATACTCGTCCTTATACATCAAAACAACTTAATCTCACCCCACTAGAGAGTGCATTTGTATGATTAGTTTTGGAATTGGAACTGAAATTGTATTTCGTGGATTGTATGGTGTAATTGATTTTGTATGTGAACAATATGTTGTGATGGAATGTTTGCCATTTGATGACACCAGAAAACCTGCACGATTGGTAATTTATCCAAGTCAATTTGAAGATGTAAAAATTGCAAAGTCCTCTACCAAATAAAAACTGTAGCTTCTAAAGTGTTTCATTATTGTAACCACAACCACAAAACAAATGGATTGGTACGACGACATTCAAATTGAAGAACTTGAAAACTTCGATTCTGTTTGCGAAGATCTTGAAGATCTTATCATTGAGCAAGAAGAGTTCAATGTGAACGAATACCTTAACTCTAACATTGATTATTGATTATGTCTGACACCGTAAATGTTCTGCCTCACATCAACGAACTGAAACTTGCTTGGAGAAGGCAAGATTTTAAGTTCACTGCACAACAACAAGAAGAATATGATCTTCTGTTGCAAGCACGACGAGAAAGAGTTGCTGAGTTTTATGCAACTGGACGAGTGCAAATTGGACCGAAAAAGAAAGCAGAAGAAGCACAAGAAGAGGACGATTGATACTTAATAAATACTAATGCCTTAAATGTCCGCAAACTTTAAGGACGGAGGAGAGCAATCTCCTCCTTTTTAGTATAAATAATACTGCGGACAATTTTAAGAGCAGAACTATGGTAAATCCATATAGATTTTACACTTATGCATATTTGCGTGAGGATAGAACTCCTTATTACATAGGTAAAGGACAAACGCATAGGGCATTTTACAAAAGAAGCAATGAAATAAAACCACCTAAAGATAAATCCAGGATAATCTTTCTTAAGCAAAATTTAACCGAAGAAGAAGCATTTAAGCACGAAAAGTATATGATTGCAGTTTTTGGTAGGAAAGATTTGGGTACAGGTATTTTACGCAATAGAACTGATGGTGGTGAAGGAGTTTCTAACTGGAGTGAGGAGAGTAAAAATAAATTAAGAAATAGTAGACGAGGTATTATTTTTAGTGAAACCCACAGAGAAAGAATAGGACTTGCTGTTAGAGGTAGAAAACTAACTGAAGAACAAAAAATACAAAGAAGTTTGACAATGAAAAAAATATGGCAAAATGAGGAATATAGAAAAAATCAAAGTAAAAAAGCAATAGAAAATAATAACAGACCTCCTTTGCAATCTGGCAAAAATCATTATCTGTCAAAAGTTTGGAAGATAACCTTTAAGGATGGTTCTTTCGTTAAAAAATGTGGATTAACTTTGTGGGCAAAAGAGAATAATTATGATGAAAATAAAATATATTTGATAGCAAAAGGAAAAAGAAAAACCCATAAAGACATTGTGGCAGTTGAGAAACTGGACACTGCACCTTGACTAAATACTCAAAAGAGTTTATGGTGTAGATACCAATGAGAACTTTCGCGCAATTTATGTCTCTTTGTGAAGCATCTGAACCAGATGTAGCTAGAAAACTTGGTTGGGGCGGAGGTGCATCTGTTACTAGACAAGGTGAGGGTGGAAAAATTGGACGAGAAAGAAAAAAAACCGCACCAGAAAAGCGCAGAATGAAAGCAATTGGTGGTGGTAAGTTTGCTCCAGCAAAGGATTACAAACCTCGCAAAGACATTGGTCAACAAAGACAAAGAAGTGAAAGAGAACAGCAACCAGAACAGGAGAGAGGTTCTGCAAGAGAGAAACAATTAGCAGCAGCAAAAGCAGAAAGAAAGAAAGCAGCACAGGCAAGAATTGCAGCAAGAAAAGCAGGTAAAACTGCTTCAACTGATGCAAAACCAAAAGCAAAAGAAGCAGAGAAAACAGCAACTCAACTTCTGACAAAGAAGAAAACACAAACCGTTTCTCCTACATACAAACCACAAGCAGCTTCTGGTTATTCTAGAGATGAACGCAGAAAACTGAAGAGAGCAGGTGATAGACTTATTCGTGACATTCGTCAGGGTAAGGAGAAACCAGCAAGTCATTATGATCCAAGCAAATAGTAACTGTAGCCTGTAAACTGTTTTAACGGTAGGTAACTAAAACTTCGTGACTGCCACACAAATTATTGCTGGAACCGAAGCAAAGCGCATTGGGCATCTTAATGAGCAGAGAATATGTGATTGGTTGAATACTCAAACTGCTGGTCATGTTGTTGATGGCAAACCGAAGACTAAGCAAGACATTATCAATTTAGAGAAAGGTATTTCATACAGTTTGAAGTCTGTCAGTAAGAATCACACTCAATGTCATCTAACTTCTACTGAAAAATGGTGTGAGTTCTTTAGCATTGGTGGCAATCTTCGCGTTTGGTTTGATTCTTTCTTTGGTATTCCTGGAAAAGATGTAAGTAATGGTCAAAATCACCAACATCGACTCACTAAAAGTGAAATTGATGATAATTACAATGATTGGGCACTTGAATGGTTTAATCAACATAAACTAGAGATCTTTGATGTTATCGTGCGTCGTGGTATGAGTGATACTCCTGTTAATTATTTGATTTGGTTTGATAAACCAACTGATAGAACTCAAGTGTATTCTATTGAAGATCTTGAAAAATTGGTGTATGATGGTAAATGGATAATGAAGGAAACTACCTTACATTTTATGGATGCAAATGGCAATAAAATGTTCCACCTTCAGATGAAAGGTTCTGGTAAAAAATATACTTCTGGTTATCACGGTTTGATGTTTCACATCTACAAAACTTTCTAATGCTTTCTATCGAATTAGTCACCACAAAGAATCAAAAACAAGAAGTTAAAACAATCATCGAAACTTATCACAGTTATGTTGCATCAGCAGCATCAGTGGGTAGAAGAATTGATTGGTTGATTTATAATACTGAAGATGGACTACTTCCTGAGTGTATTGGTATGATTGGACTGGGTTCTTCGGTGTATCCACCACCGAAAGATTTGCTCAATCGAGTTGGTCTATCTAAAGAAGAGTACCGAAAGGTCTTTAACACTTTTGCAAATAATTGGAGATTTTGTTTTAAAAAAAGAATACCAAATGCTGGTAGTCAAGTTCTGAAACTTGTCCGCAATTCTTGTCAACAAGTATGGAAAGAAAAATATGGTGATGATCTCAAACATTTGTTGACATTTGTTGCAGGTGGAAATAATGGTGCTGTGTATAAAGCTGATAACTGGGAAGTAATTGGAGAGACCGCAGGATTGCCAGCACACAAATCAACATCAATGAAATGGGATAATAGTGAACAACTTAAACAGAAGTTTGTGAAACCAACTGGAGAAAATAAAAAGATCATTTTATACAAAAAGTTGCGCTAATTATAACTGTAGCCTGTAAAGTGTCCTGATAGTGTAAGCAGCACCAGTGCTCTTGCAAATCGCCCGGAAGGGTGCTATTATTATCCTTTGGTATCTATCCTACCCTCTGTGACTATTACTCTTCGTCCTCATCAGCAACGAGGTTGTGATGCAATGCTGAATCACAATCGTGGGCAGTTGATAATGCCAACTGGTGCAGGTAAAACTCTCACAATGATTACCGATGCTCAGAATACTCTGAACAATACTGTCAGCACGATTGTTGTTGTTTGTCCTCGTATTCTGTTGGCAGAACAACTTTGTAGTGAGTTTCTGGAAGTTATTGATACCAGCAATGTGCATGTGATGCACTGTCACTCTGGAGAAACTCATCACTTCAGCACCACAAATCCCAGTAAGATTCACCTGTTTGTTAACACTGCTCGCACTGCTGGTGAGAGTGTCATTATCTTCACCACATACAACTCTCTGAATCGTATTCAGCAGGCAGATATTGAAGTGAATACTATCTACTTTGATGAAGCACACAATTCTGTCAAACAGCACTTCTTTCCTGCTACTGAGTTCTTCAGTCAGGATGCAGATCGTTGCTATTTCTTCACTGCAACTCGCAAGACTTCTGTAACGATCAACAAACCTGGCATGAATGATCGTAAGATTTATGGTGACATCATTTGTCGGGTTTCTGCACCTGAACTTGTGAATGGTGGGTTTATCATTCCACCTAAGATTCAGGCAAAGAAGTTTGATATTCACAAGACAAAGAAGATCTCTCCCGATCTTGATTGCAACAATGTTCTGGAGACGATTGATGACAATGCTACGAAAAAGATTCTGGTTTGTGTTCGCACTACCAAGCAACTTATCAATCTGATGACACAAACTGACTTTGCAGTTCAGTTGAATCAACGAGGGTATTCTTTTCTTTACATTACTGCCAAAACTGGTGCAGTGATTGATGGTAAGAAAGTCAATCGTGAGGTATTTTTTGATACTCTCAACGCATGGGGCAAAGATCCATCGAAGAAGTTTGTTTGCCTTCATCGATCTATTTTGTCTGAAGGTATCAATGTTTCTCAACTTGAAACTGTTGTTTTCCTTCGTAACATGGATGTGATTGAAATGACTCAAACTATCGGACGAGTTCTGCGTCTTGGTGGTAGTGAGAAGAAGTTTGGTTTGTGTGTGGTTCCTGTGTATTCTCAGGTTGGTGTTGCAACAGAACGAGCACTTCAGAATGTTGTGAATACTGTCTTTGAGAAAGGTGAACTTCTTGATAGTGTGGTGCGGCGATGAAACGATCTAAGAATTGGAAATCTTATTGCAAGGTTTCATTTAATGCTTTGAGAGCAAGTGTAGACGATTGGGGCAACCCTGACTTCTTTCGCCCCATCACACGAATTTATTACATCAATGTCTTTGATTGTGCAACAGTTAATCATCTTGGATTGATAAGTGAGCAGGCAAAGGATAACTCAAAAGAAAGAACTCACGATCATTGTTTATCTCCACAATTCATCGGTCGAATGATTATGGACAATCCCGATAAGTATTTGGTAAATTATGACACATTTGAAAATCTGTTCTGGTTGGCATGTTCTACAATTACTGTCACAAAAAGAGAAAATAAAGAACTCAGTATGTTGACAGAAAATAACGGAATCGATTACAAAGTTCATGTTCCAACAAATCTCAAGTATCAGCATCTTGACATCAAATTGTATCGAAAGAATGGTGCAAGATGGAGTGATTCTGTAGAGTATGATACTAACATTATTCCAGCACCATCTGATCTTATTGATTACGAAAAGAACTTTCTTGTATGAAAATTAACGAACACAACTCAAAGATCCTAGGATCAAAACCTATTGAGATGGGATTCACTGTTGGAAAGAATGCAGAATATGCTGCAATTCCCTTAATGGGAAGTGATACTCAGTTGATGATTATTCATCAAGGAAAACAAATCAAGAAGTGTCGCAATCGTAAATCTGCACTGAAGTTTATTGAAGATCATCGTAGTGGAAAATCAATGGCAAAACTTCCGATTAACTAAAACTGTAGCTTTTAAAGTGTCCCAGTAGTATGAAGAACACTCACCTACAACATCCTGAAGATTCTATCCTGACTGGAGATCTATCAGTTCTTGACTGGTTCTCTGAACCTGATAGTATCATCAGCACTAAGATTGATGGTGCTCCTGCATTAGTTTGGGGCACGAATCCTGCCAATGGAAAGTTCTTTGTTGGCACCAAATCTGTCTTCAATAAAGTCAAAATCAAGATCAATCATTCTCATGAAGAAATTGATACGAACCATGAAGGTAAAGTTGCGCGTATTCTTCATGCTGCTTTTGATTGTCTTCCTCGCACAAAGTCTATCATTCAAGGTGATTTTATTGGGTTTGGTGGTTCTGATACTTATCGCCCCAACACGATTACTTACATCTTTCCTGAGATAATTGATGAGGACATTATCATTGCTCCTCATACAATCTATGGTGGTGGAAATGATCTGCGGAGTGTATCTGCATCACCTTTGACTACTCAACTCATCAGCACTGAGAAGTGTTTGTTTGTGCAACCTGAAGTTGCATTGCATCCTTATCGTGAAGATTTGGAAGATGTTTGTAAGTTTGCCAAGCAAATGGCAACTCTATGTGAGTTTGTGGATGCCAAGAAAGCATCAACAATTAAAAAAGCAATCAATGACTGCATCCGTAATGAGAATGTCGTGGATGAAAATGAAATTGCAGAAAAAACAGATTGTGATGTCAACTTGATCCGATTGTGGAGACTCGTTGTATCAATCAAGGTTGATTTGTTTAATTTCATTCAGGAAGAGGATGAAATTGGTTGTATGATTGGCAATGCACCGACTCTACATGAGGGTTATGTTATCACCAATCAGTATGGTATGTTTAAGGTTGTTGATCGGTATGAGTTCAGTCGTGCAAACTTTCTAATGGAAAAGGCATGGTGAATGTAACTGTAGCTTGTAAAGTGTCCTCATAGTGTAAGCATCGATTGAAATGACTGCTACTCTCTGTCAAGATTTTTCCAACTTTTGTGCTCAACGAGATGCACAGAATACCATCCAACTGAATGTCCGTAAGTGGACTTTGATGCTGTGTGATGCTCTGCGTCAGAACTTTATTGAGTACAGTATCAAACAACATCAGCGTTCGATTGAGAATCTGAACTACACTTATGAAACGACTGATTCTGTTCAGTCACAGTATCACCAGGAGTGTATTGAAAAACTGAAGAATGGTGTTTGTGATTATGACTTTATCTTTGAGTCTGGTAAGAAGTATCATAAGGTGATTATGGTTGCCAATGGTTCACGATCTGTTCATGCCTTCGTTGATAAGAAGACTGGTGAAGTCTACAAGTCTGCCAGTTGGAAATCTCCTGCGAAAGGTGTTCGTTATGATCTGCGATTGATTGCTGATCGTGAATGGTTGCTGGAACATGCAGATTGGGCAGGTGGTTATCTTTACGCAAAATGAATTATTCTAATCTTTCAAAGATTCGTCCTAAACTAAGAACAACTGGTAACATTACTGGTAATTTCGGACGACCAAAATCTAAAGCAGGTTCTTCACTCAATCAAATTGGAATGACCAATAAAGAAAACATTAAGTGTGTCACACAAAATGACTATCTAAATCGTTTGTATTATGCTTTTGATAATACTGACGACCCCAAACTTCAACGATTTCTTTACTCTGAAATTCGTAAGATTCACATTCAAAGAGGTACTTGGTGATGGCAACTTGGAGAGCACAATGTTGGTTAGGTTCTGAATCTGGTTATCAAAATCTAGAAGTTCAATCCAATACATTTCAAGGAGCAGAACAACAACTCCGAAGAATCTATGGTGCTGAACAGATCATCAATCTTCGTGAAGTTCGATCTGGTGAGAGTTCATCATCCACTACAGATGTTGGTGGAATGTTGATGCTCGGTGTTGTTTTATTTGTAATCTGGTTGTTTGTCGAATACTTTTGGATTATGACACCATTGACAGTCATGATTCTAATTGCATGGATCTACAAAAAGTTCTCTAAATGACAATAACACATAAACTAATTTTTATTTCATCTTTTATTATGAAGATCAACCGCAAGAAATTGAAGCACGAGAGCAAGAAGAATTACTTTATCAGAAGTATGTAACTGTAGCTTGTAAAGTGTCTCAGTAGTGTCAGAACGAAACCAATGAAAACTTTTCAAGTTCGATTATCACGAATGGACAATCCTGATAAACTTAAGTTTATCACTGTCGAAGAATGTATCGACATGGATGATTGTGTGAATCACATTCATTCCACTGAAAAAGAGTTTATTATTGATGCAATCAAGGAGGTTCGATGAAACTTGAAACTCAACTTCTCAGTCTTTCTGAACGACTGCAAGATGCAGTGAATGTATGTTACACTGCACCACAAAATAAAGATCAAGGTTATCCTTTTGCAACTGGTTATTCTAAATTTGCAATGCAAGGTGTGATTGAAGATTTAGAGCGAATAATGCAACAACTTAATGATTCTCAAGTAATTGATTTCTGAAACAAAATGAACACTGGTTACACTCTCAATCGAGTTAATTTCACTCAAGATGAAGAAACTTGTATTCTTAAGTTTCTTCGTGATGCACAAGAATGTGGGTATCCAAGTAGTAATGAACCCTGGTATCCTATCATCAATTCTATCATGAGAAAGTATTGGGATTCTAATGTCAAAGAAGCACAAGTTCTCTGGTGATGCTTACTGTA